TCATAGAAGTGCATAATTATTTTGGAAATATCAATGAAATAACAGATAAATTGATGAATAGTGGATTTGATATAGTTACTAGTCAAAATCCAATAATTAAATTTGAATTTAAGGACTCAATAACTATACTAAAATGCAAAAGGAATAATAGATACATAATGTACGGAAATATTAGATGAAGGAGATGAAATGGTTCCTGATGGAGGCGGAAGAATTAAGTGTAATTTAAGGTATGATTATTAATACTGTTACATCTATTGCCCAAGAAATATATGAAGAAATGGGCGAGCCAAGTGATTTTAGCATAGCCGCAATCGCTGCATGGGTAAGAAGAAATATTGGTGGTCTTGGAAATTTATTAAATATTGAATATTTTATTGATAGCGCTACACTAGAGATCACCCCAAGTTTAAATGATATACAAAAATATATATTTAAAAAAATGTATTCAATTTATTTTTTTGATATTAAAATTAAAAGCGCAGGAAGTCTCGCTTCTAGTGATTATACTTCAATTAAAGATGATTTTGGCAGTGTGCAAAAACTAAACTCTAATGAAGTTTTAAAAAATTTTTATCAGATCCGCAAGCAAGAATATGAAGAATTAAAGTCTTTGGTTGATAAATATAATATAAATGAGATTTTTCCACTACAGGTTGCTGGAGATGATACGGTTCCAGGATCTTACAACTCAGAAAGAGGTGCGTTATATAATATTCGCACAACATATAATGCTAGCTAAAAATGAGCTTTATAGACCCTAACGTTGCAGATAAATTTTCTAAAGAATTCGATAAATTTTTCGACTACTTTTCTAGAGAGTTTACGGTTAATAAAGAACCAATTAAAGTTATCGTCTCTCCCGCGACGACTCCATTGTTTGGTTATGATATTCAATCCGTTCCAGAAGCCTATGATTATATTCCTGTTCAAGCTACTTTTAAAGGTAGAATATCTTATAACAAAAAACAAAGTGAAGATATATTAACAGATGTTAGATTATCAATCACTCGTGGTATCGTCACTTTAGTAGTTAAACAAGATGCAAGAGATTACATAGATCAAGGCAAAGTAGTAAATATTCAATTCGACGGTAAAACTTTTAATAAAATTACTACAGCAGGAGTAAGAAAATATTTGAATAATACTTACTATCAATATTATTTAGAGGAAACAAAATAATGGCTGGTAAAATCAACAGATCAATTCTTAAAAATGAAATATCTAAAACTAAAGCAAAATTTTTAGAAAAAGGAGCTAGTATTATTGCTAATAAAATACTAGAAGATCAAAAAAAAGAATATTTAAATAACATAAATAATCATCCAATTTCTCAAGAATTAATGGGTGGACCAGATTCTGAAAATATTTCAAGAACTTTAAATGGAGAAGGAAATTTATATACTTTTATAGGATTTAATCAAGGCGAAAAACCCATAGAAGATCTTACAGATCTAATAGATAAAAACACAAGAATAGAAAAAGGCGAATTTAAAGATGGAGTATTCAATTTTAAAGTCTCTTCGCCTTCTTTAGAAGAACTTCAAACTTATACACCAATGCCCTTTGAGGGCGGTAATAGCTGGTTAAAGAGTATAGAAAAAGGTATATCTGGATTTAGTAATTATTTATATGGACTTATGTTTTCTTCGAGTAGGTCTGGAAGAGGCATACAAAGTCAGAATAAAGTTAGGAGAGCATCTTATAAACCAGTAAAATACTTTAGTTTGTTATACAAAAATTTTATAGGGAGTTTTAAATAAAATGAAAGCCCAATTTAATAATATTGCAATGACCAGTATGCTGTTTTGGTTTGATAATAAATTACTTACTAAAGGAGAAGCTTTCACAAATCATTCAAGTAATTTTTGGCCAATAGAAACAAGATACTATGGTTATTATACATATGGCGCACCATTTAAACAGATGGTAATTGATGAGTCTGTGCCAAATGCAAATATTATTAGTGGAGTATATATTAATAATATTTTTACTGAAGTAGGACAAAATTATTTAAGTGGAATTAATGCGAGTCAAGGTCAATTATATTTTAGTCAGCCAATAGCTGATGCACCAAATTCTATTAGCGGTAATTATGCAGTAAAAGATTTTAATGTATATCTAACCAGCGAAACAGAAGAAGATTTATTATTCGAAACCCAGTTTCAACTAAAACCTCAGACATATCAAAATCCTACTGGTTTAGCTCCAAATGTCGAGACTTATCCCGTTGTATATTTAAAATATCAAGGTGGAGCAAACGAACCCTTAGCTTTTGGCGGTTTAGATAAAACGAATATTAATGTAAGAGCAATAGTATTATCTGATAATATATTTAAATTAGATGCTGTGACTAGCATATTTAGAGATGCTTCTAGAAGCCTAATACCCTTAATATATGATAATGAAATGCCGTTTAATATGCTTGGCAGCTGTACGGGTCATTGTTTTAATTATCAAGAATTAATTTCTAGTAAACAGCCAGATTATGAGTATTTATATATAGATAACGTTAGCATATCTAAAATAGATAACAGATTAAGTAATAATTACAATAAATTAAACCCTAACTTATTTACTGCATTTATAGATTTTGAATTAAGTCAAAATAGATATCCAAACCAATAAAAAAGATGGAAAAATATAAAAATAAGGTGTAATAAAGATAAATGGAGAATTTAATATGCCTAGAAATAGAATAATTTATCAATCTGAAGCGCTTTATGCTGGACCCGCGCCAGCCACGGGATTTCATTATGGAACTTCGGGCCTGGTCCGCCTTGGAATTGGTGGCGATTCAAATTCACCAAATTCAAGCCTTAACCTAGTCAAACAACTTCAAAGGATTCAAACTGCAAATTATAGTTTTAATGTTGATCGCACAGACGTAAATCAATTTGGTCAACTCGCAGCAATTGATCGCGTAATTTTAACAAACCCAACTGTTGCCCTAGATTTTAGTTATATTAATGCTAATCTTGCAAATGAAAATATTCTTGGATTCACAGTTGTTTCTGGCAATGCAGATTCTAATGTTTCTGCAATCTCTGGATTCTTAAATAAAACAACTGATGAAAGAAATTACTTTATCCGCACAACTCCAGAAGGCAATGACGCAGTAGGATTTTCTAATACTGGCAATGTTAACGGAGTCATTGGAATTGGTAATGGATTCATAACTTCCTATTCAACAGAAGCTTCTGTTGGTAATTTCCCAACAACCACTATTAATGTAGAAGGTTTAAATATGAATTTCCAAAATGGTATTAGTGGTAATTATGTACCAGCTGTAAACCCAGCTGACGGCAAAACTCTTCTTCACTTTTATCAACTTCCAGAAGCTGTAGAAAATGTTGGAATTGGAAGTGGAAATGCAATCAGTGCTCTTCGCCCAGGAGATATTACATTAAGTTTAAGTAATACTTCTGCTGGTGGAGCAGAAGTAGATAAAATCAACATTCAAAGTTATACATTAAGCTTTGACCTTGCTCGTACTCCAATTGAAAAACTTGGAAATAAGTTCGCTTTTGCAAAAGAAATTGATTTCCCATTAACTGTTACATTAAGCATAGACGCTCAAGTAACAGATATGCAAATTGGAAATCTTGCAAGTCTAGTTGCAGACGATTCTACAACTTACAGTCCATCAATAACAATCAAAAGCCCAACAGACGCTAATTTGACTATGGCTAAATTCAAACTTAAAGGCGCTAAATTAGATAGTCAAGAATTTAGCTCTGATATCGGAGCCAACAAGACTGTAACGTTAACGTTTAGTACTCAAGTTGGTGGTCCTCAAGATACGGATAATGGATTATTTATTAACGGTCAGTTCTAATAAATAATTAAATAAAATTATAAAATAACCCTCGCTTCTCGCGGGGTTATTTTTTGTGTAATTTAGTTTAGGTTAAAGGTTAAAATAAAGGTAAAAGATTATGGAAAATGATCCTATAAAAGATATTACTCTTTTTCAGATAAAGAGAAAAATTACAAATATATATAAAAATTTCTTTTTTATACTTGAAGATCTAGGTAATTCAGGTTATAATATAAATGATGAAACTTATCAAAAAATACGCAAAAGAATTCTCGATAATGCAAATGACGCTATCAGAGAGATAGAAGAAAGTTTCAGCAAATTAAATATATCAATAAAATGAGACATAAAAAAATAAATTATAATTTTCCGATAGATAAGATAATAGAAGGAAATCTTTCTATGCAAAGTATACAGAAAAGTTTGAAAGACAATTTTGGTATTTTAAAACCCAGCTTAATGATATTTAAAAATCCTAATTTTATTAAAAATTATAAAAACTGGGATGAAAATAAAAAACGCCAATTTATCAAAACAATTGGTGGCGTAGTCTATTATGGTAAAATAAAAAAATACCTTAATCAAATAGTTGAAAACAATGGAGAAAAATATGAAAACAATGTATGAATTTACTATTAATCAAGAAAAAGAAGTCGAAAAAGTAGATGTTTCTACAAACGAAAAAGGCGAAGAAGTCAAAGTTACTTCTAAAGCAAAAGTTAATGTTCCAATAAAGCTATCAATTAAGAAACCTAGTAGAGGTCTTTTTGATGAAGCAGAGCTATTTTTCGGAGTTCGTCTTTCAGAAGGTATTAAAGCTGGTCTTTTAACAAGGGCGCTCTTAGCTAAAAGATTTAGCAATGATGGCGGAGTATTTAGTGATTCTGATAAAGAAGAATACACAAAATTATACATTAAACTTTTTGAACTACAAACAGAATTTCAAAAAGTTTCTTTAAAAGAAGAAAAGAATAGAAGCGAAACTGAAAAAAATGAATACAAAAGAATTATAAAAGAAATCGCGGAAACAAGAGAAAAATTGCAAGACTATGAATTTGCTCAAGCAAGTCTATTTGAGCAAACTGCGGAAAATAGAGCCAGAAATAAAACTATTATGTGGTGGGTTTTGCAATTAAGCCAGTTACAAGATGATGAAGGAAAATTTCAAGATTTATTCAAAGGATCATCTTATGAAGAAAAATTAGAAGCATATGATTTAGTAGAAGAAAAGAGCGAAGATTCTTGGGAAAGAAGAGCTCTATCAAAATTTGTATACTTAATAAGTTTTTGGTATACAGGAAGAGCTTCTTCTCAAGAAGAATTTGAAAAATTAGTTAAACTAATTGATTCTGATGAATATAAAAATGATAAAGCGAAAGCCACAACTTGATTCATGACAAGAATAAGTTGAAGTTAATTTTTATAGATATCCTTAGAGGATATTCTATTAGGGCGTTTCGTAAAGATAAAATATTCATAAAACATCAAACAAGTTTTGATTCTGGCGAAGCTGATCATAGAAAAGAAGAATTTAAGAATAAAGCAATCCAAAGAGGACTTCCAACTCTAGAGGATCAAGATAAATATATCATTAAAGAAAAACTATGGTCAGAAGAAAAAAATAAAGAAATAGATAAAATAGGTTTTTATATATCTAATTTAAAAACTACAAAATCAAAATTGTTCAGAAGCGAAGAAATTAAATCCATAAATATTCAAATTAATGAAGAAAATTTAAAATTAAATAAATTAAAATCAGAAAAGAAAGAGCTAATTGGATTTACGGCAGAGGACTATTCTAATAAGAAAATAAATGAATATTATATGAAAAATTCATTATATAAAGATGAAGATTTAAAAAATAAATATTTTTCTGAAAACGAATTTGACGAATTAGAAGATCAAGATATTTTAAATATATTAAAAATATACAATGAATTTAACGAAGATTTTTTTGATAAAAACCTTAAGAAGATAGCGTTGTCTCCTTTTTATTTAAATCTTTTTAATATTAGCGAAGATAATCCTTATTATTTTTATGGTAAACCAATTATGCATCTTACTTTTTATCAAGTTGAGGTATTTGGATATGCAAGATATTTTAAGAGTATTATAACTGAGGCAAAGAATAAACCTTCTGACGACTTATACGAAGATCCAGATAAATTAATTGACTGGTTAGAAAGTTCAAGAAATTTAGAAGAAGTTTTAGACAAAAACGGCTCAAAAGAAAATAAAAAGAGCGAAGGCGCCGTAGGTACTTCTATTATTGGCGCAAGCAAAGAAGATCTTGAAAAAATAAATAAAGGTCAAAAAGGCGTGAATTTGCATGAAGAAGCTCTAAAGAAAAGCGGAGTTTTAAACATGGAAGATTTAATGAAACTACATGGAATTAAATAAGTTAAAACTATCATAATTAAGTATATTTTGTGTAATTTATAGTAGCAAAGGAATAAGGCATGGCTAGGACTTCGGCTACAATCTCAATAGGTGCAGATACGAGACAACTCGAAAGAGATATACAAAACGCGCTATCTCGTGATTTTAAATTTAAAGGACTAAACGAAAAGAATTTTACTCAGCCTTTAGGTAGAATTACTGGCGCTGCAGATGAGTTTCAAAAATCGTTAGATGCATCAAATGCGCGTGTTATTGCGTTCGGAGCAAGCGCAGGTTTAATTTATGCAGTACAGAAAGCTTTTACAGATTTAATCAGAACAACTGTAGATGTTCAAAAATCACTTACAGATATTAATGTTATATTAAATACGACTACTCAAGGTCTAGCTAGATTTGGCGCAGAAGTATTTAATATAGCTAAAGATACTGGTCAATCATTTCGCTCTGTAGCAGAAGCCGCGACAGAACTTGCTCGTCAAGGTCTTGGTGCAGAGGAAACATTAAAGAGAACCAGAGACGCCCTCATATTAACTCGTCTTAGCGGTTTAGATACTGTAAACGCGGTAGAAGCTTTGACTGCAACAATAAATAGCTTTAGTAAATCAGCTTTAGATTCAACTGCTATTATTAATAAATTAGCTAATGTCGACGCTGCATTTGCTGTAAGTTCTGCAGATCTTGCAGAAGCAATTAAACGAGTAGGAAGTTCAGCTCAAGATGTTAATGTTGATTTTGATCAATTATTAGCTATTGTTACAAGCGTACAACAAACTACCGCTAGAGGTGGTGCAGTTATTGGAAATTCTTTAAAAACTATTTTTACAAGAATACAAAGACCAGAAGTCTTAGATCAACTTCAATCTTTAGGAATAACTGTAAGGGACTTAGAAGGAAATACTTTACCGGCATTACAAATATTAAAAGAATTAGGCGCAACATTTGATACCCTTAGAGATTCTCAAAGAGCGCAAGTCGCTGAAAGCGTTGGAGGAGTTTTTCAAATTAACGTCCTAAAGGCTGCTTTAGGAGATTTAGGTAAAGAATATTCTATATATGATAGAGCTCTAAAAACTTCTATGTCTTCTACAGATGAAGCTATAAGAAGAAATGAAGCTTTAAACGAAACTATCGCCGCTTTATTTAACAGAACCATAGCGAATACCGCACAACTTAGTACTACAATAGGTTCTGGCGCTTTTCAACCAGCTATAGAAAATGTTTTAAAAAGCGTTAATAAAGTTTTAGATTTTGTAAATAGTCAAGACGGTGAAAGTATTGGGGGTAGACTAGGGGAGGGTATATTAAAAGGCCTTTCAACTTTTGTATCTGGCCCTGGTATAGTTTTAATTACTGCTGTTATCGGAAAGCTTGCTCTAAATTTATCTAAATTTGCAGCCTCTGGATTTAAAGACTTATTGGGTATAAACCAACAAGCTCAAGCAAGAGCCCAATTACAAACAAAAATTAATCAAGTTCTAAGTCAAGAGCCTCAATTACTTGCCGCAATTAATGCTAAACAAGTTACGGTCTTATCTGTAGAAAATCAAATACTAAAAATATTAAAAGAGCAAAATGCGTTGAGATCACAAGCTGCGGCATTATCTTCTACAATTAGTTCTTCGTTAGTCGCAAGAGGCGTAGCTGTTAAAAGTGGTCAAATAACTACTAAGTCTTCTGGATTTATACCAAATTATGCTATGTCGGAGATATATGGAGCTTTAGCAGGTGGATATAAACCAGGAAAGATAAGAGAAATGAATCTTTCTGGAGAAGGTAAAATCATATATAATTCTGCTGAAAAAGTTAAGAAGTTTCCTGGAATGTCTCAGCCAGCAATTATGCCACCATCAAAAAGCAAAGCTGGAAAAGAATATAGAAAAAACTTTATAGCTCAAAATAGTTTTGACCCTTATGCAAGCCAAGGGTTTATACCTAATTTTAATCTTACCGCTATTAGATCTGAACTACCAATGAATTCTATCAAAGAGCAAATGATGTTTAGAAAATATTTACGACAAGGATATGAAGTACTTGGTGGTGAACTTTATGAAAGAGCAAATCTTGCCTCAAACGCTACCCTTTATAATGATAAAAGTTTAATTCGAGCTGCGGGACAAATATTAGTAAAAAGTAATAAAAAATCTATTATTGTAAAACAATTAAGAGAAAAAGAATTGGCAACTGCTCAAGGCAAAGGAGCAAGAGAAGCAGCCAAAATTAGAAGTAAATTAGTATATGTTTATCCAGATGCAGCTGGAGGAGCTCCTCCATTTTTTGTTGGAGGTACAAGTAAAACTGGTGAATCTTATAAATTTACAGCTTTTCCATTTCCTGGTGGAGGGGAAAAAATACCAGATGAATTATATAATAATATATCTAATTCATTAGTTCAAAATGCAAAAGATTATATAAGTCAAGTTAGTACACGTCCTCAATTAGTAGATCAAAAAATATTTGAACAATATATTAAATCAAATCTTAGTAGGAGTGCTGTAGAAGCCGCCACAGGACAAGTATTTGAAGCTTCTGTCAAAGCTGCTATTAAAAGAGTAACAACTAGCGAAATCTCTAATTTTGACTTAGACAGAGGAGAATTATTAGCTATCTCAAAAAGATTTAAATCTGCTGGCCCACTAAAAGATTTTACAGCTGGAGATTTTAAAAATAGTTTATCAGATTCAAATTTAGATAGTTTTGCAGATAAAATTGCAACTAAAGAAGGTAAAACAAAAGCTAAGAAAACAAAATCTGCAGGATTCATTCCTAATTTTTCTGCACTTGGGTCTTCAATTAAGAGAGAACTAGCCGCTGGTGTTCCAGTTTCAAAAATTAGAGTAGGACAAGATAATCGTTTAATGAGTCCAAAAAATCCTTTAGGGATTGGAGTTTACAATACAGATGATGAACCAAATGGTATCAAGCAAGGAATTGCAGCGCAAAAAAATATTAATGTTGCAAAAAAAGCTGGATCATTTTCTGAGGGATTTATTCCGAATTTTGCTGGCCAAGGACCATTCATAGGTTTAAATCCAGCAGCGATGACAAATTTAACTAACGTTCTTGGCTCAACAGATGCTGGAGCATATGCAAGAGATGAAATACAAAAAGCTAAAGCAGAATTTAATAAAATTATAAATGAATTAAGAAATCAACAAAGAAGTCTAAAAAGCGCAAATAAAGAAGTTGATCAATTAAAATTAAAATATAATTTATCAAATCAAAGCGTTACAAATATGAATCGTAGCCTACAAGAAGTTGCAAATGCCACAAGATCATTTAATAAAAATGTTTCTAATTTAGAAAGATCTGCTGGAGGATTTTTAGGATTAGGTATTGGTGGAGGTAGGCAATTAAGAGAGTTAGAAAGAATTAGAGATACTACTACTGGAGAAAGAGCGCAAAGGGCATCAGAAGCTTTAGGTAGAGCTCAACAAGCGAGACAAGTAGGTGCGCAGAGAATTCAAACCGCAGGAATTGGTTTAAGTATCGGCGCTCCAATCATTGCACAAACAATTGCTGCCTCTAGACCAGGAGATCAAAAAGCTCAAGCTGCTGCAGAAGGGCTTGGAACATTTGCAAGCTTTGCTGGAGCAGGAGCCTTATTTGGACCATTTGGCATTGCTATAGGAGCTACAGTAGGAGCAGTATTAGGATTTAAAAAATCTTTAGAGATACTTAATGATAAAACTGCAGAGTTTGCGAAACAAGCAGCGCAATCCTTAAATAATTTATCTAGATTTAATGAAAATGTTCAAGGATTTTTAACTTTTAGAGATCAAATCCGAGGACTACAAACTGGAGAAATAAAAGGTACAAATAAAGATTTACAGAGAGCAGAGAGAGAGTCTCGAGCAAGTTTAGGAAGAGTGCTTAATGACGTTGGTCCTGAATTAAGAAATCAAATTATAAACGCTGTAGAGTCTGGAGATGAAGAAAGATTAAGAGAAGCTTTAGGGAGAGCTTCTACGATCAAAGAGTCTGCAAAAAGCATAGATGAATTTGCAAGTAACATCGCTAAACTTAAAAAAGATGGAAATTTAAAAGATACATTTGATGAAAATATTACCGCTTTTGGAATGTTACGAACAAGATCTGGAGAGACTTTCGCAGAATTATTTTCTAATAACGAGAAATTAATTGGATCATTATCTGGATATGCTAATGCTGTTGAATTAGTTTCATTTACTACATCTAAAGGAATCAAAGATTTAGAAAAATCATTAACAGACAGACCTCTTTTTGGCGAGGTCCGTGATCCATTTGGCTTTACAAATTTAACTAATATTCAGAATGGACCAAAAAGCGTTATGGAAACAGGAATGTCGCCGTTTCCGCAAGAACAAATAGATAAAAAAATAAAACAAATGGATATTGCATATGTAGAAGCTATTACTCGATCATCTCAAGGGTTCGGAGGAGTTTTCGAAAAATATGGAGTACCAAAAAATTATGCAAAATTAACTCAAGAAGAAAAAGAAAACTTTGCTATTCAAAAACTATCATCAGATTTAGCGGCAGAAAGCTTAAAAAATTTTAATACAGAATTAAATAATTTTGTTGGTGATTTAGTCACTACTGGAGAAATAACAGAAAAAAATAGTGAAAGCATAAAAAAGTCTATTAAGAATATACTAGAAGGCGAAGGAGATCCAAAAGAAAAAATAACAAAAGTAATAGAAAAATTTAAAGAATTAGGTGGCAGTATAGAATTAGCAGGTATAGCAATGGATAATGCTGCAAAAGGGATATTTTCTTTTGCAAAGTTATCAGTAAACTTAACTGAACTTTTTGCTCAAGGAGATGGAACAGAAGGAGGTGATGCCAAAGCAAAAGCGCGAAGATTAGCTGGAGCAAAAATATTAAAACAATCAAACTTTGCTGAGCTTTTTAAAGATCCAGAACTCGTGACACAATATAGTCCAAAAACTATACTTGAAAATTTAACAAAATCTGCAACAACAAAAATTGTAGAAGGAACTCAAGAAGATTCAAAACGAATAAATTTAATGACCGAATTTTCAAATGAAATTAAAATAGCATCAGATATGCTTGCTAAAGAAGGAAAACTAACAGACGAACAACTCGCTAAGCTCAGCGTCGGTTTAGATAAAGCCGGTCAAAAAGCTTCTATTTCTGGCGAGAATCTTAAATTTTTAGAAGCAAGTATTTCAGACGCGACTCTAAAACAAGAGGCTATTAATAAATATAAAGCTATAGAAGCAGACTTGACTCAAAAACTAAATGGGAATGTCAATTTATTAATCCCTGCCTTATCAAACGCTGCAAAAAGTTTAAGTATTATTCAACAAGCTAGACGTGGCGAGATATTTTTAGAAGAAAAAAATTCACAACTTATTAAAGACTCCATTGATGCCATAAGATCTAATAGATTTGAAGGTTTAGACATAGAAGAATTAACAAGAAAGTCAGCGTCAGATTATCAAAAAGAAATTGCAGATTCAACTTTACAAGGTATTAATTCAATAAATGAAAATACCTTAGATGATCAAACAAGAACTTTAGCAAAAGAAAGATTAAAAGCTCTTGAACAAGAGCAATTAAATTTAATAAAAAGTCAAGGAAGTTTATCCGTAAGGCAGGTATCAGAATTTGAATCAAAATTAAAAGCATTAACTGCTAGCAATTCTTCTTTAAAAAATGGATTTGATACACTCAATACTTCTATTTTAGATTCAACATTACGACAAGGCGCGGCAAATAAACTTGAAATTATTCGAACAGATTTAGAAAAAAAATATGGAGATAATCTTGTAAAATTAGATTTAGCTACGCAGGCAGCTGCAGATAATTTAAGTTTATTCGCTCAGAGCGCGGAAGGCGCAATATTTTCAGATGAATTTTTAAGTGGAAGACAAGCAATTAGAGAAAAAAATATAAAGCTTGGAAATACTAAGCCTATGGACTTTCTAGAAGCCTTTACTGATACTTTTGATTACAATACATCTACATTATTTAGAGATGTTCAGCTTGGGGCGATTGATACTGCTAGAACAATTAAATCTGAATTTAATAATGCATTCCTTTCTTTTGCTAATGGGACAGCGACTGCCTCAGATGCATTTAGAAAAATGGCTTTAAATATTAGTGATAAAATACAACAACTTGCGCTTGAATTTACTACTAATTTAGCATTTGGTCAATTATTCGGAAGTACTAGCGCTTTTGGTGGCGCAGGTATTTTTGGAAATTTATTCGGTAAATCTAAAGGCGGTATAATCAAAGGCTATTCATCTGGAGGCACTGTTACGGGAGGATCTGGAACAAAAGATGATGTACCAGCAATGTTAAGCGCGGGAGAATATGTAATAAGGAAAAGCGCTGTAAAGAAATATGGTCCAGAATATTTACAAATGCTAAATCAAGGTAGAGTTGAAAAAAAATTCTTAGGAGGGATAACTCAACAAATAACAGCTGCTCATGGAACAGCAATGGCGTATGGAATGATGGCTGCGAGCGGAGCAGTATCGAGGGAAAATGCGTACAGAATGTACAAAGAAAGAAAAGCGATTAACGCGCAGAATAGTAAATTTCCTTCTCTGCATACAAGTTCATTCGGTGATGGTATGTTTAATGCTATAGCAGATAGATCCAGCACTTTTGCCCCTGTATTTAAATCTAGTAATCAACCAACATCTACAACATTTGGTTATTCAGCTTTAAGTCCAAGGCGTAAAGATGACGAACAATACTTTAAGCACGGCGGAAGAGTTCAAAAATTTTTAATCGGTGGTCCTATCAAAACGGCGATGGCGGGGCTGATCGCGGCGGGGAAGGTGACAGCGGCTACTAGCAACCCTACTGATTCGTCTACAACGCCAACAACGGCTACAAATTATGGTACGGCGGGAGCCTTCGGATCAAACGTAGCAAGATTATCTCGTACAGTTCTTAAATCTCAAGGCTTATTATCTTATAATCAAAGTGATACATCTTTATCTAATATGTACTTTAAAAATGGAGGAAGAGTTCAAAAATTTGCAACCGGTGGTGAATTAAATTATGTAGCCAAAAATACGTTTAAAGTAAAAGATTTTGATCCAATATATATCGAAGAAACTGGACAAACTTTATATCGACCAAAAAATGGAAAATTATCCGCAGAATCAGATCTAAATTTAAGAGCCCTTTTAGATTCATCAAATCCCCAAAATGAGTTAAGAAAACAAATGGAACAAATCTATATAGATAGAATCAATAAAATTGACGATTATTTAGAATATGTTGATGGGGTAAGAGAAGCTAATAAAAAATCTTATGAAGAAAATCAAAGAATTAATAAAGAAATTCGAGATCAATATAATCGGCAGAAAAAACAAGCAATTACCGCAGGGCTTATACAGGCTGGAATAGGTCTGGCTGGAATAGGCCTATCTTTCTTGCCAGGAGCGGGAACTGAAGGAGGAATATTTGGAAATTTATTTGGTAGTCAATCAAAATATGGTCCTTCCGCTAAGTTAGGAGCTTCTAGCGCGGTAAGATCAAACTATTTATCTTCTGCTCCTTTACGTTATAGCATGCCTACCCCAAGGGCTCCGATGCCTAGAGCAATGGGTGGATATATCAAAAAATTCGCTGATGGTGGGCAAAATTATAAAGATAATATTCCAGCCTTATTAATGGGCGGCGAATTTGTAATGCGAAAAGAAGCAGTTAATTTATATGGCAAAAAGTTTTTTGATGAATTAAATAGCGGCAGAATAAAAAAATTTGCAGAAGGTGGTTCTGCGAGTGGGCAAATAGGATTTAGCTCAAATAATCAAAATGCTCCTATTAATAATGTTAATGTAACAGTCAACCTCACGCAAGGGCAAACAATGATGGAGAGTAAACAAGAGAAAAGCGGTAGTGAACTTAACGAAATGTCTGAAAAAGACAAAGCGAATATGCTTGGTCAAAGAATTAAAAGTCAGGTAATTCAAACTATCTTAGAACAACAAAGACCTGGCGGGTTACTAAGTTCTCAAATGTATAAGAAGAGACAATAACTTATATTATAAGTTTTGCAGAAAAATTAATCAAATCTTTACCAAGAATTATTTGAGATCTATTTGTTTTATTATGATTTAGTAAATATTGATCTACTGGACTTAAATTATAAGTATATTTAAATAAAAACGTTATATATTCCTTACCTAAAATATTTTTTGTATATTTTTGATATAGCTCAATATTATTACTATTTTCTATATAAAAATTCTCATTCTCGTAAAAATCTGTAACAAATTCAATATATAAATCGCAGTCTATCTCTTTCTCGGATAGATTAATTATAGAACATTCTTTTACCCCTTTGGATTGAAAATATTGAAGATTCTTTACGATATCTTTATACTCCGTTAATTCTTTATTATAAAAACCTATATTATCTTCAAGAAGATTAAATCTATTAGACGTATTATCAAAATTTTCTGGATTAGAAGAGATAGATATTGTTGCTTTCGATAATTCGTCTTTATTTAAAATTGGATAATATTTATTAAATAAAACTTTATTGATATTTATATTTGATAAAGAATTTGATTTAAGACTATCTTTATTAAATAGGTACAAATAATTCTGATAAACTATTAGAGTTTCCATATTTGCAGGGAGCTTATATATTTTACCTACATTAAATAATTGATTACTAAAAAATTCTAAAAACATAGAATTTATATCTTTTTCCTTTTCTTGTTGTTTTAAAAAATTATATATTTGAGTTTGGACATAATTTAAGGGTAATATTTTAACATCAATATTTTCTGTAATCTCTACAATAGTATTTTCTATAAAAGGTACCGTTAGAAGAGAATTTTCTTCATTGACATCCAACCATTGTTGATTTATGTCTTTAGCTAATATATTTTTTAGCTGTTTATTTACATCTGGGAGATCGCTAATAATTAATAAAGAATCAATATTTTGATCTTGAAAGTATTTTTTATTTATTAAAAGTTTTATCGAAAGATGATCATTACTTCTGTAGATTTTATTAAATAATAAAGAATTATCAATATTTTCTAGCTCGGGATATTCTAAATCATACTCGTAATCTACTTCATCTGTGTTATTATAATCAATAATAAATTTCAACTTTTTAAAAAATCCTAATTTATTAAATTTTTCTTTATAAATTTTATAATTTTTTATAAAATGAAAAGTGTACTGACTTTCTATTCGATTTTTACTTTCTTCCGAAAAATATTTTGGTTTTTTATATTCTATAGAATTAGCAAAGTATTGATCTTGTGTATAAGTATAATCTCTTAATCCAGATAATTTCTCGATTATTGTATCTTCGTGTTTAATCAATATATTATATGATGGAAAGGGTAACTTTATATTTAAGGCTTCAAAATTCGATCTTATTGTCTCCCATTTTACTGTTGTATTTAAATCTTTAATTTTCATATCTTATACAACGTTTACTCCAGATACTTGGACGCTAAATACCGACGTTTGATTAGTTAAATGATATATAGATTGAATGTAATTAGAAGATTCTCCTATAGAATTTTCCGCATATACCCTTACATAATAACTTCCTGTACCAATTGGCGTGGCAAAATAAGGGATTGTTCCATTTATCCAATTTGATGATGACAGTCCTCTCCTAGATAGGTCTTCAGGGGTAATTGTATTGATAAGATATTGTCTATTTGTTGATGTTGTGGACTCGAATGCTCCAGATTTTAAATAAACTTTATATAAATAGACAGACGAGGAATTATTTGGGGGCGTAATATTGTACATAACACTATTAATCCCATTTTGATTTGTGGTAAAATGAAATCCATTGCATGGGCTTGTTGAGCAGTAAGAGTTCGTGCTTGGACTTCTAAATATCCCGCTAAGATTTAATCCTGGAGTATTTGGCGTTTCTTTTCTTGTAGGTAAATTATCTAAAAGATTCATATTATCAACATCGGTATATTTTTTATCTTTATATTCTAAGGCGTTAACAGAGAAACTATGATCTTCTTTTTCTACAACATTTAAAACTCTGTATTTCTTGGGTTCATTTAGATATGGCTCATAAATGTAGCCTAAGTATGATTTATTTAAACTATTATCAATTAATGATCTAATATTTAATCCACCACTTACCCCCCCATAATTTGAAGTAGAAATATCTATGGCCCATACTGTATTCTGATATAGATTATATCCGCTATTAATTGGGCTAGATATCCCTTTTATTGCTTTTGGGAAATTTAATCTTATATAGTTTGAATATATTCCTGTCCCGCTTCCTAAATAAGAGCCAATTGATTGATTATAATCTACATACTGCACCTGACTTCTTTTGGTGAACGAAGAGTTTATGCCGGTGATTCCAGAAGACGTAATGCTTGTAAAACCAGTCATGTATAAATCACCAAGTTCTGTGCCAGCTTTTAAATTATAAGTTGGGGTAAGAACTTGGAATTGAAAAGATTGATTTATTCCACTTAAAGCATATAAATTGTTATTGTTATATGGTATATCTAATACTGCATATCCTGTAGTTAATTCTAGCGTTCTACCGCCGTAAAGATTAAGCCTTCTATTCTGATCATAGACCCATACAACGTCTCCTGGTCGGACAAAATTTCCTTCTAATCCAACATTAAAATCTATAATTTCTGTTTCTTGATTTTCCGTAGCTAATATCCATTTTCCTAATCTTTTCGCTTGTGTACGACTCGTACATCCAAATGCTGCGATCTCAGTTTCTCTTATGCCATATTTTAATATAGAATCACGATCCTCTACATACTCAATCGCAGGTTTATAATTATCAAAAGCATCATTAAACCTTACATAAGCTACTGTTTTCCTAGATTTTTTAGATGCATCAGAGTATATAAAATTTCCATCAATAACATTACTATTATTAAACATATAAATCGGTTCTTTTGGCGAATCTTGAGAAACGACAATTTGTCCTGCTGAGTAGTATAATATCCCTCTAAAAATACTCGCCATATCATTTAATACTTTATGCGCTTCTTCTTTATTCTGTATATAGACATTGCATCTAAATCTGGGTTCTAGACCACCATTACCATCCGCCACAAGCTGATCACAATATTGAGAAATTTCATATAAAGTCCATTTATCAATTAAATTGGCGTTAATATATTTACCTAAACCGTATTTTTTATTTGAAAGCAAATCATAGAAACACCACGCAGGATTATCTGTCCATGCCACTTTAAATTTACCGTTCCATGGGCCGCTATAAGTTTTAGTTATTGGATCGTAATTCTCTGGTATTTTAACTTTTAAAAGCCTTACTTTGTAAGATCTTGATGGCACTTCATTAAAATACCTTGCATCAAACCTAGACAAGACCCCAGCAACCTCTGGATAAGAAAATCTATCAGAATAAAATTCTGTAATTGAATGGATATTTGCGGAAGATTGTAGGGCTGAACTTGTTCCTTCTAACGTGTTTTGAACAATATCTATAGCCCAACCGATTTGATTATCTAAAATTTCAAATCTAGGAAAATTTTCGGCATACGGTCTTAAATTAATGTGATACGTGAACATTGTTGGGCTAGTTATTCTGCCTTCAATTAGTATTGTATCACTTGAATAAAAATTAGGTTCGTATGGTGCATATTTTGAAGTATCTAATCTTACAAGGTCCATGTTATTCATTAATCTATATACATCAAATTTAAACTCCATCGTTTTCCATTCTATGTCTCCCGCGTTCGATCCAGTAAGCATTTGCTCAAATAATCCTTGAATTTCTATATTTACATCTATAGAAGATATTTCCCTATTATAAATATAATATGTTTTTGGATATAAAACTTTCGTGTATTGCGCGGAAGTAGATTCAGGAAGATCTTTTAAGTATCCGCCATAAAGTTTTTCGCCAATAGATTTAGTTATTGAAGTTTCTATAGGTATTTTATTTATATCGGTTCTTCTTCCGTAATAATCAGTTCTATCTTCGTATAAATTTACATAAGGGTTAAATATCGTATGAACATTATCTTTTTCTCCATAAGTATATTTATAATTTATTTGTTGAAAATTTTTATTTCCTTGTAAGTCGGCTAAAGGTATATCATTCCAAAAGATTGATCTTATTTCTGCTGGAGTATTATTTTCACTTGTAGAAAATGGTTGAAAAGTCGCAGAAGCATAACCTATATCTCCAGTCGTTTTTCCTTGAGTACTATAAATATAAGCACCGCTTACAAGTCCTTCGATTGGACCTTCTGATATTAAATCCAAAACTTGAATATTTGTAATCGTGTTAAGTGCTCGGGTGTCTAAAGCTCTTTGAGTCATGTTATTTACCTTAGATGTCCCTTTATAGATTTCGTCTAGATTTGGGGGCCGTGGACTTATATTCCTAATATTAATTGTTTCATTTATGACTTGAGCATTAAGATTTAGCCCTCCTTGACTACGGAAGCTAAATGGTCGATTAGGGAATCTTTTATGTAATAGATCGGTGTTGAGAAATATAGCTGGGCCTCCGCGCCCATTATTTGTTCCTAAATCGGTAATACCAAGATTTAAACCTCTTATTGTCGTAGAAAAATGGTAAAATCCGCTTGGTCCCCACCCGTATCTTCTTGTCGCACTTGTCGGATTATAGGGTATCTTATTTGCCCCATTTCCTCCAGTTATAATATCTCCAAGCTCATTAGATATATGATCGCCAGAAAAATGAAAGGATAAGCATCCAGGCGAATCTTGCGCGCTACTTTCTGGGAAGTTATATCCGCAATATGTTGCCCCAATATTAAATGGATATAATATTGTTCTAAGACCTTCTGCGTATTTATTTGAATTACCCATATTATGGCTCTGCTAAGATAGGCTCTTGAGAAGCCAAGAATCCTCTACTATTTAATAAGTATCTTTCTGTCCCGAATATTGAAGCTTGCAAGGTTGCATCTACCCAATCTTGCTTATATATTCTATACAATATTTCGTAATTACTAAATATTGTATGCCCACCAACAGTTAATTCGCCATATCCTATAGGCACTGGTCCACCTTCTCCAACGGTGTTTGTGGGTCCATTAAAAAGATAGGACGCAGGCCCACCGCTTTCTCCGCCTCCACCTTCTATTGGATTTACTTGTTGAGCTGTATACGGAACAGATGGAGGAGGTTTTGATAATAGCGAGCTTACCCCCATGGACATAAGTCCTAATCCTACGAAAGCCAAGGTCATACCAACGGTAACAAATGTTGTTATTGTAGCCATTGCTATTCCTCCAGCGAAAAATAACGCTCCGAGTGCGAGCATAAAAGCTGATCCTTTAATTACAGGAACAATATCTACGTATTCTACATGATTTTCTATATTCAAAAATAACTCAGAATTATAGATTTCGTCTTGAGATAGATTATCTGATAGATTTTTAGTTAAAAAACTTTTTTTATTTACTAAGATGTCGTATTCATAATCTTCAACATGATCCAAGAACCATTTTCTTAATTTTTTTGTATTGGCCTCAATTCCTCTTAGCGCTTCTGCAACGCTAGAAACTTCTAAATCCCAACTCTCTCCTATCTCTTCGCCGAGTTTACCATGTAAATTAATTTTCATAAATTGCTCCTCCTTAAGCCAATTAAAATCTCTTCTTGTTTATTATAATAATTATTTATTACAGAGCTGTGGTCAACAGTTTGATGCAAAATATGGTAGTTGTCCATATATATACCATAATGACAAGGATATCCTTTATCATTTTTTAACAAAAGGATATCGTTTTCTTTTATATCTTTTGCGTTTATAAGTTTAAAATTTTGTAAATCGACAAAGTTATTTTTTGTTATATCATATAAATCTGATAGATGTCCTCTTGCTTCAAATATTTCATATATTTTATCTATATTTACGTTTTGATTTAATTCATTTAGATAATAATTTTTAATTAATGTAAGGCAATCATTCTTTTTATATTTAAAAGTTAAGCCTAAATATTTAGAGATTTTTCTTGGATCATATATTTTAAATATATTATTAATTACAGAATATAGAATTATAGGTATATTTAAATTGTTTGCGGTAATTATATCTGATGGTGAAAATAGATCTTGCTTTACGGGGTGACTATGATAGACATATAGAATTTGATATCTATTCTTTACTTTTAGGAATTCAGAGCTTGATATCTGGAAATTTATATTTGGATTTATAGCGATATTCATACATTCTATTATATTTATATTCTCATTGTTTTTTACAACAAATCCGCAACATTCTTGAGGTAAAACCTTTATTGCGTGTTTTTTAATTAATTCTTTTATATTATCTAAAATCATACATTAACCCTCTGGTCTATTTACAGCTGGGAATCCGCCGTAGGGCAAGAAACCATTAAGATAATTCCCATCTTTGTCCTTTGGTATTCCATGCGCGTATTCTGCGGCAGGATTTTCGCATCCTGGTCTTCTTGGAAAATTTATAGGTATGCCATTTAAACCAGTTACAAATTGATCCTGTACTTCTTGGATAGTATATATAACTTCTCCCAATACTTCGTCAGTAAAACTTTGCCTACCCCTTCCTGAAGGATAAATGCCAGCATTATTTTGCGCAATCCATCCATTAGTATAATTTTGGGCAAATATTTGTAAATCCATTTCAGTGTGAGTTTGTCCTCGTCTACTCGTAGGCCAGATCACTGGGCGAAAAGCTGGATTTTTTAACCATCTTAATCTGCAGCTTTTTATACTTTTTGCACAATTATCTGCAGCCCAAAAATTAGTATTTGGTGGTGCATTAAAAATTGTAGATGTATTATTTTGAATACATACAAAATAATATTTAAGTTTTTCTTTTTCTAAAAAAATAAAATCACCAGAAACATAATTAGCATTTTCTATCCATAAGCCAGAATTCCCAGCCGAACCCGTTAATCTAAATATCGCTGTATTACCCGCTGGGTTGTTGGAAGAAAAAAATCCGCCGTTATTTGAAATAAATAATTGATCATTTTCAGTTGCTACAGGAGGAGCGGTTTGCAAGCCAAAGACTTGGTAAAGAGGATTCGTTGTTTTTGCGTATACTCCACTATGGAGATCTGTAAGTCTTGAGTTGTATTCATAAACGCATCCTTCCCCTCTATATTGAAATGGACATTTTTTAGCAATTATCGATCTTCCTGGTAAGTATAGATTTTCTAAATCTAGTATAGAACTTAATTGATATTCAATTCGAGTTTTATCTTCATAAGATTTTCTATCAATATAATATATGTCTTTAGGTAATTCAATTTCATACAAACCTGTCTGAGGATTAAATGGATTTATTCCATTCGAAAAATTTGATCCGTCTAAATATTTTAAGAAGGTTTTTGTCCTAGTAAATTTTGATCCAATGATATCACCAAGGGATTCTATGTTCATTCTAAGATATTTGTAGAAAGAATTAAAAGACTTATCAGGACTAAAATTGGCAATGGTCAATTTAGGAGTCGGCAGTGTACCATTCGTATTGTATTCAAACCCTTCGGCTTTTATCGGAAATGGGTAATAGAAATTATTTTGCCATTTTATTTTACCATTAGGATTGTTTGATATGTTAAATAAGTTGTAGTCATTATATATCCTTAAGATTGCGTTGTTAATTGGATTTCCTTCTGAATAAGAAAAGCTTGCTAATTTTGGAGCAATTTCAGAAAGATCAATCTCATAGAATATTATTTGCGTTGATGGCTGTAGAGAAGAAATCTCAGAATTAATAGAAGCACTTCCGCTAACTATATAATTATATATTTGATTTGAATTTAATCCTTCAAGATTCATGCTTTATATTATATTGGAACTTCAAAAAACTTTGCTTGTACAGAGTAATTATTGTATGATATATAATTTGATGTCCATTCTGGACATATAAATCTAGTATTTAAGCTTGAGTTGTTCTTATTGTAAATTGTGGGCATATTATAGACAAAGCTTTCCTGCGTGTTTCTTTCGTTTAAAAAATGTAATATTGAAACAGCTTCTTTTTCGCTCCTGTTTTGAAAAGATACTGAAAATTCTGCCATATTATTATTTAACCCGTCCTTTATTCTTTGTTGATATCCATTGCCAAACTGGTTGATGATTAATTTAGGTTTAAACGAAGCCTCTGTAGCGTAAGAAGCTTTCCACCAAAAATCAGGTATTAGGCTGTCATTTAACAAGATATATCCATCCCAAGATATTCCTAAGTTCGACGGCGTAACAGGGTTTTTGGAAATATTTGAATTGATGACGGAATAATAAAATCTATTATCACTACCTTTTACAATATCATATTTATAGTAAATTGATCCTGAAGACCAGCTTGTAACTGTATCATAAATACTAGCCATATACCTTTTACCTCACATAGTTTACACTTAAAAAGAAGTGTAATTATAATTAATGTTTAATGTTTATTCTATAGAAAATCAAAATTTTTATCTAAATAATTCAATTGTTTCTGGAATTCAGGCTATAGATCTATCTTATAGTAGTAATATTGAACCGTCTTTATCTATTAATGAAACAAATCAAAATTATTTTATATCTAAACCAATCATTGCAAATTTTAATTTAGATTATATCCCTGCGGATACAGATAGATTTATCTTTTATACTGGGGCTAATTTTTTCTTTGGAAAACTCGAATACGCTAATAAATTTTTTGAATTTTCTAGTGGATATTTAACTAATTATTCTCTTAATTTTGCCCTTGGAGCATACCCAAGATCAAACGTAAGAGGTTTAATATTAGGCGAACTTGGAAATCGCTCTGGACTTTTTTCTTATAGACCAGGAAATTTGAATCGTTTTGTACCTTTAGATAATCATTACGCAGATTTGAATATAGGTGAATTATTTTCTAATCGACTAGAGTCTTTCGGCTTAAATATAGACGTACCGAGAGAAGCAGTATATACTATAGGAAACTATCTTCCTGATGAAGTGATTATAAAATACCCAATATCTATTAGCTTAAATCTTCAGTTTTCTATGAGCGAGTATGACCAACAAAAAATTACTAATTTATTTACCGGAATAACTGAAAGGAGTATAAATTTATCCTTAAAAGAATATGCTTCAAATAAAAATATATTAAATTTTAATTTATCTAATTTTATTAACTCTGATACTATGTTAAATTATAGCATAAGCGATGATGCAAAATTAAATTTAAATCTAAATACCTATATATTAAGTGGAAATTAAAATTAGAATATCTTTTATATATTAATATAATATAATTATATGACGTTTCAAGATCTATTAAATACGCCAGTGTTTTTTGACACTTTTTTAAAAAATGATACATTTTTTAATTCTTTAAAAGATAAATATCCAGAAATTCTTGCGGACCTAACAAGTTCAAGAACAAATCCTAATTGCTCTTGCAAAAACAGGGTCCGTAGCCATCTTTTGAGCAAGCTTATTGTGGATCAAAATTATTTTAATGATTTATTAAATAATCCAGAAATAAAAAAAATACTAGAAGAAAAAAATAATGAGATTAAAAATACTCAATTTAAAGACCCAATGGAAGAACATATGAGAATTATGAGAGAAAGTATGTTCAGGAATAGTGGAGGAAAGGTTTTTGAGATTGGAAAAACTGAGGAAGATTGGAAAAATCTTTGCAAACGACTTGAAATGGAAAAAATTAGCTTTAAATCTTTTTCCGTAATAGAGAAAGAAACTAAATTAGTAGTATACTTTGTTTAAATGTTTTACGAATTTTTAGTTTATCTTTTTGTTTGCCTCGGAGTAACTTACGCTTGGAGTGATACTGAAGTAGCTAGACCCTTTCGTAATTTTATAGCCAAGATTCCTTATATTCATAAACCTTTACTTTGTCATGAATGTTCAAGCTTTTGGATTTCTTTAGCTATTAGCTTCTTTGTTAATCCATTTTTTGGATTAACTTATCCATTTTTAAGTAATGTTTTTAGCGCATTTTGTGGATTTTTTATTAATTTATATTTTGTTCGGAATAATATAATTAAATATAAAGATTATTAATCTGTGTAATATACAGATCCTTGGCTTAGGAGAAGGTAAACTTATAAAGTCCTGCTTCGTTATAACTGAAATAGAATATGAATAAAAATATTAATCTTTAATTTTTTTAATTCTGTCAATTAATTCAAAAATTTTAACTTTAGGTATATCAGTTATATTATTAATATCTTCTGCGCCTTCAAATTTTTCTTTAATTAATCTTTTCTTAAGAGCGTCAAAAGTTATATTTTTATCTTTCATTGTCTTTTCCAAAAGAGACTGAGGAGAAGTGGGATTTTCTTGAATAGAAATCGAATCATCAATTAGTTTTGCATCTCCAAGTTCTTCTTGTGAAACAATATTAATTTTTAGGAAATTCCTAACACAACGAACAAATGCCCTATTTTCGGCTATTGCTGCTAAAAAAAAGCGAGCAAAAGATTTTGTGTTATTAGAAGTTGCGTCTGCAAGAGCTTCAAAAATTATTTCTTTATCATTTGTTTCAAAATTTGGAAGCCAAGTAATCCTACAGCTTGTAGCGAAATAACTTTCCGAGGCGGCCACGACTCTATATTCTACTTTTGAATACCCTCGGATCTGAGCTAGCTCTTTTATTCCGCCTAGTAATATTAATAAATCTTTGTCTTCTAATTTTGTTACATCGGTTTCTTGAGTCTTTTGACGATTTGGCACAAGATATTCTGTTTTTACCATTTTGCGCCAGTTTATTGATCCATCATCATGATAAATATAATTAATATTTGGGCTATCTAAAAGACCATATTTATTTCTTGTTATCAGATTTGGCGGGGTTTGCGTCGCCGTATTGTCTGATGCTATTTGGTTATTGGATAATGCTTGGTTTAGTTCCGAGCTGCCTATTGAAATTGTATTCTGATCATCTTTAATTTTTGGGCTCATTTTATGAGTATACTTTAATTATTAAATTAAGTCAACTTAAAAATATAAAAATTATCGCTCTCTTTCCAAAAGTCAGGATCTTCTACCACTTTATCTCCTATTCCATGAATCCAATCATATTTAGATATAAACTGCCCTTTTGAAGAATGTATTACTTTTGAAGAGTTATAATGCAAATTATTAATATCTTTTATATTTGTATCTGCTTTTGTTTTATATTTTCTATTAATTATTAGATTATAGTCCATGTAATCTAATTTATATTTATTTAGAACATCTTCTTCTAGAAAAGAAAGAAGCACATAATTAATCGAATTATTTTTTAATAATTTAACAAAATTAACATCATTATTTTCATCTATAATATATATTAATTGATTTATATTTTTTTTATATTTTTGTATAAGATCTTTTTTAATGGGTTTATTAGTAAAAACTATTGATTTTTTAGAAGAAACAATTTTTTCAAAAGTTTGTTCGTTAAAGAGATAATCCATTCTAATAATTGGATTTTCAATTGGTATAGAATTTATATCTAAATTATCGTCTGGAATCACTTCAAAAGTTTTAACATTATAATCTGGTCCAAAATATATTGTTTCTGGCAATCTTGCATATTCTATATTAAGAAAATTTAATATTCCAATAGCGACTTCTTCTGGTTTAATAGTGTCTATTGATTTTGGGTCTTCTATTTGAGAATATGAAGGTTTTTTATTGCCTACTCTTTCATATCCTTTCAATAAAAGATGCTTGTTCTTATCTCCAAAATGTGGCCCAGCAACATTAGGATTACTTATGCTATAGAGTGCCACGATTGGTTTATTATAATATGAAGCTAAATGAACGCTTAAGCTGTCTGGTCCAAAGTGTAAAATGCCATTTTCAATAACATATGCTAGTTGATTAATATTGGTTTGACCCAAAAGATTAACTACTCCATTAAGAGGCTTCTCATCTTTTACGCCTAATTGAATTATATGAATATCATTTTTTATTAAATAAGTATGTATTAAATTAATGACTTCTTGCCAATAAGAATAATTTCTTGAGTCATAAGGAGTTTGAGATTGAAAAGTAACAAATTTTTTCAAAGGCAAAGGAAAGAACTTAGAGTATATAAAAGGTTGGTCAATCTTTGATCCTGTATTAGTTGCGTATGTATCAAGAAGTTTCATTTTAAAATAATAATTTAAGTTAAACTAAAGTCTAACTTATCTAAACCATTGTGAAGATAATTTAAATTCCTTTGAGTGCATGTGTATGGTAAATAAGCAATATCAAAATGACCATCGTGTTGATTGTTGCCTTCTAGCCAAATTAAGTTGTCCATAATTGGATTATATTCAATCCATCTATGAATATAAGGATTGCCTTCTAGAATTTCTTTGTATTGAGGTTTTGTGGCAACATACAAATCGTGCTGCGGATATCTATTTTTTATAGATTTAAATAGTGCTGTGCTAAGAAATACATCTCCAGCACTTTCTGGCATAACATATAAGATTCTATTTTTATTATTTTGATCTAGAAGATCTTCGAATTTTACTTCTTTAGATTTATTGTTTTCTTGTAAAGCTACATTTCTAAAATAGTTTTCAATATCTTGTCTTTTTGCACCCTTTCTTAATTCGCCCATCCAATATTGATGACCAGAGTCATTTGAATCAATATTTTTCATTTTTAATATATTATGATACATAAATGTTAGCCATTCAGAATCATCAATAATGTTTGGTATTCGAAAATATGGATCTTTTTTATCTTCTGGATTTTCTTTTATCTTATCCCAATCAACGAATGGCTGAGAATCTATAAAATCTTCTAAAATTTTTGCTACATTTTTTACTCCAAAATTCTTAATTGTCCAATCTCTTGCTTTTTTACCAATTTCGATCCTTTTATGGATTGGCATTTTATAAACAATATTTAATTGTTTAGCTATTGACTCTGGCGAAGTCGAGGCTTTGATAAATTCTGTTCCATGTTCTCTATATTCTGACCATTCTAAGGGTAATGAGTTTGCTTCTGGTGTACACATTTCTTCTCCACAGCTATAATTTGTTACAAGAGTAATTAGTTCTGTTAGCTTGGCTTCTTGAATCGGTATCTCTTGGCCACCGCTTGTAAAAGGGTGGCAATACACGTCCATTAAGTTATATACTTTATTTAATTGATTCTCTGTTATTCCCAATCCAACATTTGTAGTAATTTGACTTTTTTCTGCCCCACAATGTTTACAATTTAAATCTTGGCCGGTAAATTGTTTTACTTCATATTCGCCACAGTTCTTGCATATATAAGTTGTTAAAATTTCTTGAGGATTAACGCCTATTTCTGTAGCAAGTTTATGAATATTCCATCCTTCTCCCCAATGAGTATGAAATAATAAATATGTATTTTTAATTTCAGGATTTTGTTTTTTCCAAAGCGCATATCCTTGAAGTAAATTTGGAACGCTTTTTCTTAATTGATTTCTAAAAACAAATCCTATTATAAATGCATCTTGTGGGATATTGTTCTTTTTTCTAAGTTGATTTCTATCAAAATCAGATAAACGATAAAAATCTTTATCCTCTAAACATCCATGTACAGTTTTAATATGGCTATATCCTAACTTATTGAGCGCTTTTGTCGCAAAACTACTCCAAATCCAATAATTTTTTATCTTTGGAGCATTTTTAATAGCAGACTCAAGAATAGGCAGCGAATCTAAAGTTGTCCATATAACAGAACTAATTTTACTAAACCATGGTTTTTCTATAGCAAAATCTACGCCCCATATATCTTGAACAGCAAAATAAACGTCTGGTTTTTCTTCATTAATTACTCTATCTACAAAATATGCCCCATAACTAGCTAATCTTGCAAGATTAGGATCTCGATTTAGTTGCTCTATCTCCTGTTGGGTGTTTGGCAATGATCCCACTGATTTCCATGGAGTTTTTTTAAAATCTGAATGATTATAAGTCATTCCGCATGAATAATGAACAATATCATATTTATTTGTGGAATATAAATACTTTAACAAAGCTCTGGCGTTTCTACCAAAGCCAGTTTTCGCTAAAGAAAAATCGCTTTGAAATAAAACCTTTTTTCTTCTCACGATTACCAAAGTTCGCTATCTTCTTGATTATCTGCGGGCTTTTCTTTGGAGGAATTTTTAATTTTTTTGATTGTTTCTATTCTTTGTGATTCAAATATAGAATTTAGCGAATATTGTAAAAATTCTTTTAATAGTCTTGATTCATTAAAATAAAATCCAATTAAATATGATTGTTTGTTTTCTATGTTCTCTTTGCTTTCTTTTTGAACGCTATAAGAAAATCCTACTTGTTTTTCATCTCTAATATAAGGCGCAAATTTAATCTTTATTACTTGTTGCTCTGAAGAGTGATAAGCTGAGAACTCTGTATTTTTATCTAGAGCTTCTAGTAATCCTGCTGCTTCTGTTATTGAATATTTAATCTTTGCACTTTTTTGTGGATTATCTTTGTTGTCCATAAAAGATCCAGTTTTTGTTTTTTCATTCCAACCGCTTTGCTTAATCAAAGAGCTCCAAATAGACCCATCTCTAGGATTTACGCTGAAACTGCATGCAGTGCCACTATTTTTACTATTAGGTTTATAAAATGATATCATATTACTTTATGTTACTATTTATCTATATAAATGTCAATTATTTTTATCTATCTTTTTTAAATCATTTAATTTCATATAAATTTGATGATCTTGTATTGCAACTAAATCAGCAAATAAGCAATCTTGCTTTATCATGCCTTTAACAATAACAATATTACCTTCTTCAAAGTTTTTGGAGTTATTAAGTAATTTATTGTTTTCTATATTATCATTAAATAATAAACAATTTATCGTTCCTGTTTCGTCTGATACTTTTAATCTTACATATCTAGTTTTCTTTTCACTTTTTGATACGCCAGAAAATATTTCTTCTATTTGTCCAACAAAGATAGTTTTAGAATTAATTGGATAGTCATATATATTATTAATATATATTAAGTCTTGCCTTTTTTCATTAAATATATCTTTTAAAGTTTTATCGTAAGTATAACCTAGTAGCTTTTTCTCATAATACCAGTTAGCAAAGCTTTCGCTTTTATTGTTTTGATTATATATTTGAAGATAAGGTTCGTATTTATTTTTAATTGTTTTAAGTCTATTATCTTTGATAATAGCGTGATTTTTTTCATCAGTAAATTTATTTAAATGTTTAATAATTTTAATTAAGTCATAATCAAACTGCTCAGCGAATGAAACGCAATACTTTTTTTCTTTAGTGGTTAAGATGTTCCATAGTTGAGCTTCTAATACTATTTTGCTTCTTGATTGATTAAATCCACTTAGCGCGCCAGCTTGAATTAAGGCAGATAATACTCCAATATTAAGATCTGCTTCTTCTGCGGCTTGGAATATTTCAAATTTGATAGAATACTTATTTCTAAAACTATTTAATTTTTCTATTGATTTATCGCTAATACCTTTAATTGAAAGCAAGCCAAATCTTATGTCTCTATTTTCTAGCGAAAAATCCATTTCTGATTTAATAATGTGTGGAGGTAATAGCTCAATCGCAAACGCTTGCATTTCTTTTTGTATTTTAGATATTTCGCCAATTGGATCTGGCTCATTTTTGCTCATTTTTAATAAGGATAAGAAAAATTCTTGTGGATAATTAAACTTAAGATAAATTGTAACTGCCGCTAAAGCTGCATAAGCAAGGGAATGAGATTTATTGAAAGAATAATTTGCTGAATCTTCTAAAATTTTCCATAGGATATCTCCGACTTCTTTTGCCAATTTATTTTCTTTTACTTTTGTTTCAATTTTTTTCTGCCAAGTTTTAATCTCATCAGTTTTCTTTTTACCTACAATCCTTCTTAAAATTTCTGCTTCATCCAAAGTAAAGCCAATCTTGTTTGCCATTTGCATAAGCTGCTCTTGATAAAGAGCTACCCCGCCAGTTTGTTTTAGGATATCATCGAAGAATGGGTGTATACTTTCTGATTGTTGAAGATTTGTATGTGCTGCATATTTATCAACAAACTGTAAAGCGCCAGGTCTTGCAAGAGCTAATACTCCGCTTAGCTCTTCTAGATTTTTAGGTTTTACTTTTTGACAAACCTTAAAATTTGTATCTGCTTCTATTTGAAATAAACCATGAGGACTTCTTAGGTCTTGTAGGGCTCTATATATAGATGGATCATTAAGATCAATATCTGATATTTTTATATTTATTCTTTTGCATACATCATCAACAACAGAAACGCTTCTTAATCCTAAGATATCTAATTTAATATTAAATAAAGAAACCCAATTCATATCAAAGCTTGAGACTGCCTCTTTATCTGAAGATAATTCTGTCGGGCAAACTTTTTCTAGATCATCATAAGATAGCAATACTCCAGAAGGATGAACCCCCTTATTCTTAATTAAATCTCTTAACTTTAAAGCAATTTCGTATGCTTCTTTATTATCATCGCACCATTCTTTGAATTTGGGTATTTCTTCATATGCAGACGTAATGTCTTTTACTTGACCGAATATCTTGGGGATTAATGATGAAGTTGCTGTCATTTCTTCTTCTGATTTCTCTGCAACAATTTTACCACATTCTTTTATAAGAAGTTTTCCGCTAAGGGTATTTAAAGTTAGTATTTTACTAGTTTTACCTTTAAATTTGTTTTCAAGATATTCAAGAACTTTATGTCTATTATAATAACATATATCAAGATCTACGTCGCACATTAAACTGCCATCCAAATATGTTATCTTGTTAATAACTTGCTTTTTGGCTCTAATTGTAGATATAAATCTTTCAAAATAAAGGTTATATTTAACTGGGTCTATCCTTGTAACTCCAATTAAATATAATATTAATGATCCAGCCGCAGAACCTCTACCTAACCCGACCGGGATATCGTTCGTTTTACAAAAATTAATAACGTCCCAAACCAATAATATATAATCTATAAATCCTAACTCTTTTAAAGTTTCTAGTTCGTGCTTTGCTCGATCTGTATATTTTTTATACTCTTGTTGATTCTTGTCTATTTTTAGTTCTTTAAATCCATTTAAAGATAAAGCTCTTAAAAACTCATAATTTGATACATCTTCGCTTAAGTTTAAATGTCTTTTTGCTGAACTATCAATATTAAATTCTGGCAATCTTACGCCGTGAAGATCTAGATTTATATCTTCAAACTTAGAAAAGAAAGACTTATCTTCTGAATAATTAATCAAATTTGCCTTCATCATTTATCCTATCTACTTCTTTTGTAAATTCTTTTAATCCTTGAGTTAATATTTTCATTGAATTTTTATCTTTTAAAGAATAAAAGACGTCCGCTTTGCCATTCTTCTTACCTTTTTGAATAGTAATAAGAAGATATTCAATATTAGAATCATCTAATTTTTGAATCATATCATATATATCATCTAACGAAGCCATATTATACCTCTATTTGCCATTTCAATTTATTCCATACTTTTAAATTTAAGTCAAGATCATTAATAGCGTCATGCAGTTTCTCATAATCATGATCTATACCATTCTCTTTACCTAAAACAGTCAAAGAACTTTTTACATTTTTCTTTTTTGTGTGATATATTTTGTATTGGTATTCAATTAAATTATCACTTTTATTAAAAGGAGTTCCATATTTAATACCTCTTGCTATTGCATTTGTATCAATAAATTTAGATACTAGGTGGTTAGATTTTAAACCCATGAATTTATAATACTCTTTTATTAGATAAATATCAAAGCCTAATGTGTTATGCCCAATAATATAATCAGCATGATCTAGCCAATCTTTTATAGTAGGAAATATTTCTTTTGGATCGTGACCTCCTTTTTGAACTTTTTTATGATCATATCTTGTTATTCTTGCTGCGTCTTGACTAATTTTTAAGTCTGTTTGCCATTTAAGATAAAAATTTTTCTCATCAACTTTTTTATCTCCTATTACTTTAATCATTGCTATTTGCCAAGGTAAATTATGGCAAAAATTTAAACATAAGTTAAAAGTCTCACAATCAATAAAAACTAAAGTCTTTTTCTTATCATATCTTAATAAGTGTTCGTCCATTATCTTGTCCTCATATAGCTCTCAAAAGAGAAATCATTACTAGACATATGTTCTAGTTCTGGCTTGTTTAATATGCTTCTGTTATTAATGCATCTAAATGTTAAGTAAGATTTGAAGTCTTTCTTTTTATTGTAGTATATACTTTTTACTTTATAAACTTCTAAAGAGTTTTCTTCTGCGTATTTTTTAACTTTATTTTTAATAATATCATCAAATGGTAAATCATTATCTTCAATAAACATAATTGGTTTTGTGAATTCAAATTGAGGTATGCAAATCATATTTTTTAAAGTATTATTGAATATAAATGAATCATAAAATGGTATAACTAAAATTAAATCTTCATTCCAATTTTCTTGTAAAATTTTGTAATCAAGTCTAGGGCCATAATAAAAACCAGATTTTGCAGCAATACTAAATAGTTTAGTTAATTTTTCATAGCCATTTTTGTTCTTAAAAAATAGTATTATTTTTGATGTTTTTTGTATTGATTCTTCGCTCTTATCTGTTGTTGATTCGGTGATAGAAATTCTTAATCCATAATTTAATTTAATATTATTATTTTTTGTATTAGTATATGCCTCTAAAAAAGACGACATATTATCTTCTACAATAGATATTTCTTTTAATTTATGCTCTTTTGCTATTTGAATAATCGAATCTGGATAATCATCAGATTCGTTCTTGTCCTCTAAGGTTAATATAGATCTTCCTAATGAATAATGAGATTTAAACAATGGTATCATTTTATTTAGTATATTATAGATTTAGTTTAATTTCAATCTAAAAACTCATCTTTATTTAGATCAAGAAATTCGTCTTTCATTTTGGGCGTTTGAGTATTAAATCTAGGACATCCTTGGTATTTTCTTTTCTCTATTATAAACCCCTCTATATTTTTAAAATTACCATCAAAATTAGATTCTACTATTTCATTTTTATTATTTAATTTAACATAATAATCATAAGGGTCTTTGTATGGACATTTCCAATTACCAACACCACACATCCATTTACTTTTATCGTTATCTATAGCAAAATTAACTTTAGCCGAATTTTCATCAAAATTATTAATATAGTCATTAATATGCTCTAAATAATGCTCAAATCCTTTTATTTGGTCCTCTGTAAACTCTAGCTCTTGTATTGGTTGTTTGGGAAACCTAAGAAATAGAAATCTTATGATAGGTTTTAATTTTGGCCATAATTTTTTACTTGCTAAACTATACATCATAGCTTGAATATTGGCTTCTAGGTCATCTCCCCTAAATTTAGCTTTAGAGCTTTTATAGTCAATTATAACCATTTTATTTTTTGATTTTATAGGCTTATCAATAAAACCCTTAATATGATATTTAGGATTATCATTTTTAATTTCAAAAGCATATTCTGGAGACACAATCTTTCCATCTTTTTCTCCAAAAAAATCATGCTTTAATCCAACCATAATCATCTGATCTAATATTTCAAAATTTGACTCATCAAGCTTTACTTTTGATTTTAATTTTTTAACTAATTTAGTTATAGCTTTGCTTCCAGTAATAGAATTTGCTTTTAGTATTTTATTATAATGATTTTTATGCTTTGGATTTAAAAGAAGCTCAAAAATTATGTGGCAAATCGTGCCTCTCAAACTACCATCGTTTTGAGTCTGAGGAGCTTTAATATGATAATTATTCCAATAAACCCAAGAACAAGTTTCAAGAGTTTTAATTCTTGAAGCAGATAATATTTTTAAAGATTCTTTTTCCATTGTAATATTTCTTTAGAGGTCATTTCACCAAAATCTTTTTTTATTGGTAATGCTATTTTAAGTTGTTTATCATCAAAGTATCTTTTAAGTCTAAAATAGGTTTTTTCTGAAGCAATATTTCCTGCTTTATTTTTTTCAATATCATTATTTAAACTTATATATATTTTCTTCATATCTATTTTTAAACAATAATTTAGAATTGAAAGGCTAAGATTTGTGCCAAAAATAACTAGTACATTTTTAATATTATTTTGCCAAAGACTAAGCATATCCCCAATGCTTTCTACAAGAATGATTTCTTTTTGTTCTTCGATAATATTTGAATTTAAAAATAAAGGATATAAAAAATCATTTTTTTCTCCAAGGTGTTTCCATTTTATTTTAGATAAATTAGTAATATCTCTACCAGAAAAACCAATTATATCATTTCTTATATCAAAAATTGGAAAAACATATCTATTTTTCATTTTACCAGCTTTTCCAACTCCACCTTTAAATTGGATTAAAGTATCATTAGTTATAGATCTTTTGTTCCAATACAAATGATTATACTCGAGATTATCTAATAAATTAATATCAAATTTTTTTGTTGATTTAAGAATTGGCTTTGTATATTCTATGCTATAGTTTGTGGTAAAATTTTTATTTTTTAACCATTCTTGAGCTTTATCTGGATCATCAATTTTTAAAGTTAATCTTACTAGCGAATTTATATCTCCGCTAATATTTTGTTTAAAGTCAAACCATTTTCCTGTATCTTTATAGATTCTTAACACAGTATCATTGTCGCTGTCTCTATAAAGAGGTTTTGTTCTGAATTCTTTACCATAATCTTTTAATTGATATCCTAGCTCTGTTAGGATCTCGTAAATGCTTATTTGTTCCATTCTAAAGCCTCGCTAATTATTGGAAATTCTTTAATAAATATTTTTTTACATTTTTTAGCAATTTCTCTATGTTCTTTTTGTGTATTTTGTTCTGTTCTTAATTCTATATAATGTATCCAGCTCCTTAAAGAGCCCTTCATATACATGGTTGTTTGCGTAGTTAGAGGTAGTATCATTCTAGCGACTTCTTTTGCTACTCCATTTTCTATCATAGTTTCATAACAATGCTGTGATAATGACAAAGATTCTACTAAAAGTTCATTAATTTTATCATAGGCATCTGTGCCTGTTGGCAATAATTTTTCTCCAACTTGCCTATTTTTATCTCCTTGTAGTCTTAATTCAATATCTTCGTAATCTACGGCGGTGCTATATCTTAAACTATACTCTTGAAAAAAAAACGATCTATGTCTTAAGATTTGAGCCGCAATAGCTCTACTAGTCTTAATCTCTACGCACATATCTACCATCTCAAATGGCGACCAATGTTTATGGTTTATTAAAAATTTTAATAATTTAGGCGCAGTATCTAAATTTAATTGATTGGAAGGATTGCTTACTCTAGCGCAATAAGCGACTAAATCTTCTGCTTTTTTAAGATCTTTGATATCTGGTTTTGTTATAGATATTAATTCAACATTCATAATAGTTCTCCATCATTTCTATTAGAATCATTTAGTTCATATTGTTCTCTTTGACTTTCGGCAACATCTCTTAAAGACCCGCGTTCTTCTATATTAAAATTTGTTACTTGATAATTAAGATAATTTTGCGCCCATATTTCTTTTCCAGAAGAATCTAGTCTTCGGACAAGATCTTGATGCCCAGCCGCGTCTTTACCTTGGAATCTAGTTTTTGTTGAAATTAATTTATGTGTTCCAAACGCTTGACCATCTAGCGTAACTTCGTCTAAAGTCTTTCTTCTAAAAATAGCTACAAATGAAGCAAACCATTGCAGTCTATCCGAAAGAGAAATGACAGAGCTATCATCTACGACATTATTAGAATTTCTATTAAAACTTTCGCCAGTCCTATTTAATTGCATAGCAGTAACAATAGGGCAATGTATTTCCTCTGAAACTCTTTTGAGTTTATCAATCTTTTCCCCGATGGCTTGATGCTCTGCCCAATTTGCTCCGACCCTTTCGCCAGTTAATTTAATATAGTCATAAGCAATCATCGCTTGATTTCCGCGACCAACTTTTGAAAGATACCATCTGCGAATAATAGAGCATACTTGATCTATATTTTTATTTCCTACATGGTAATGGAAATATTCGTATGTTTTTACTTTTTCCCAAGCTGCTCTTACTTTCTTTGTCATCTCTTCATTCTTACGCCAGTTACCAGTTTCAAGATACCAAACTGGAACATCTGTTAAAGATGCTACCATGCGCAATTGTATATCCATCGTTTGCATTTCTGTATCAAGAATTAATGTTTTAGCTTTATTTTTTGCATTAATAGAAGTTTTAAAACAAATATCATTTAGCCAGGTCGATTTCCCTTGACCAGGCCTGCTCGCAATAGCATAAATATTATTATTCTTTAAACCACCATACATCCTATTAAATTCTGAATATGGAGTAATTAATCCTGTTTCATCCTTTGGCGTATTTCCAATATCCTCAATAAGATCTTCTACTCCTTCAAAAATATTAATTGGCGCATCATTTTCAGAATATGATGATATTTTTTTATTGTATATTTGATCTATTTTACCAATAATCTGATCTACCGAATCTTCTGAGTTTTTATTAACATATTCTTTTAGTTTATCTGCTGTTTGAGAAATCTCTCTTCTTATTCTTAGCTTAATTAATTCTTTGCAAGCAGTCATGGTTGCTTCTTCCGTGATTTGGGAAAAACTTAAATTATCAATATAATCAAAGATGTTAATTTCGTCTTTAAATGAAATCCCCAGATTCTTTATCTTCTCGGCTAATAATATTTTATCTACATTTTCTCCTTTGTGTCTTATATTTTTAAATACAGTATATATAGTAGAATGGACATCATTATAAAAATCATTTTCAGTTAAAAACACATCAATATCCGCAAAGAGGTCTTGATGTTTAAGTAACCCGCTTAGTACATGTCTTTCTACTTGTAAAGAGTAAATCATCCAATATATATGATACCAAAACAAAAATTAAAAGTCAAGTTTTAATCTTTATTTTCTGGTTCGTCAAAATTATCGTCATCTTGATTAGTCTTTGCTATTTGGTCTGTGGTTGCTTCTAAATTTAATTGATCTATGCTCTGGCTCCATGTATTAATGTAATATAGAAGAGCCATAGCATTTATTTGGTTATCAAATTTTGTAAATACTTGAGGCTCACCTTTGCTTGAAAAATTAAAAAGAATATATCCGCCAAAACTGCATTCGTCAATTTGTTTAAGAAGAGAATCTGGTATTTTAAAGGTTTTTTTCTTATTTGTCACCAAAAACTTTTACACTTAAATAATTAAAATTCCAGTTTTTTCTTCTATATATTGTGGTGATAAATTTTTTAAATCATTTTCATATAATTCAAGGAATTTAAATTCATTCATATCTAACCATTTTTCTTTTTTTACATCTCTTTTTATACCTTGAAGATATTTTAATCTAGAATGATCATGAAAAAATTCATTAAATGATTCGTGTTGATTGCCTTGTATCTCAACTGCTATCTTTTTTGTTGCATTTAATATATCAACTTTAAGCATACTTCCATATACGGGAAATTCTTCATAAACAATATGATTTTTCCAATAAGGATAAAAAAATTGTTTAAATTTAAATTGTAATTTACTACGACTTTTACCTTCCCAATCTATAAGATAATTTCTTACATTTTTATTAACGAATTTACCGCTAATATTTAGTAACCTCATGATGCAAGCGTGTTAATAAACTTAGTATAAAAGTAATTTGTAATTTCTTTGTTTTGTTCTAAATAAGACCTTAGATTATCTATGCCTTGATGTTGTTTTTTAAGTTCAATATTAGATTTTTTAAATTCTTCTATAATCTCATCCGAAAATGTTACCCACGCGCCTTTAGCTGTAGCAAATTCCCAAGACAATATTTGATCTATTATCTCATACTCTCTCCAAACAGATGAGCCGTCTTTCCTGCCATATTTAATTGGGTATTGAACTTTAGAGTTAGTTGTTTCGTTTGTGGATTTTTTAATAGCAATTTTTACATTATGTCCAATGATTTTATTTTTTACTGGATCATATTTTTCATTTGGTTTTTCAAGAATAAGGTCTTTGTTATAGCGAGGTTCAAATTCAAGAATCCAATTTGCAAAATGCAATAAAGCATTACCGCCAGTCGCGCTAGTTTGTCTTACTTCTTTATTTGCGGCGTAAGGATCAAGCTTAATATCTGAGCGAACTTGACTTATAAAAATAGCCATGTGTCCACGTTTAGATAACGCAAGAGAAATCTTCTTCATAAGCATTGATGAAATAACTGCGCCACCCGCCACTTTAGTTGCTTCACTAAACGTTTTTTCTTTATCGTTTTTTGTAACAAGACCATCAACCGAATCAAGAATAAAGATATATCTTTTATTTTCATCATTTGATTGAATCAAATCTTTCATTAATTCTGATACAGTTTCAAAAATATTGCATTCAAATACAAAACATGTGCCATCCACCCATTCTTTTGGGTCAGTTACAAATTTAATTCCAGATCTTTCTTTGACTTCTTTGCTAAGACGACCTTCCGCTTTAAAAAGTAATGCCCTAGACTGGTCTATTGTTTTGAGAAAATTTTTAGCTACCTCCAGAGCCTCCGACGTTTTACCGCCTTCATTCATACCAATAAATCTATGCAAACCTGGACATAAACCACCGCTTGTAGCTATATCTAAATTAAGACTACCAGTAGATACTTTATAATAAGTTTCTTCTTGAAAATTATAATGATCTTCTTTATTATCTTTTAAAAAAGATAATAATCTATCTGACGCGCTTGGTCCAGATAATTCAACCGCCTCTTCTCTAAGTTTTCTTCCCATATCTAATAAATTCTACCAGTGTTTTTGGTTTTTGGCAAACTTTTTTATCTTCTCCTATTTTATTTTTATTTAAATTTATGAGTTCTTGATTTAAATTTAAATTAAATTCTTCATATTCCTTTAATATGAAAGCTTTTCCTTCGGATTTAAGAAACCAGGCTAAGGATGGAGGCGGACTTCCTAGCTCTCTAAGATTATACCAAAACTCAAAAGAATTGAATCTTTTTACTAATTTTTGCGCTATTTTAATCTCTCTTGGCCAATTAATATTACCTTTAATAAATTTTTTTACTATAAATTGACAAAGCTTATGATTTGATATTTTCAATATCCCATTCTACCATTTTCTTTACTAAATTGTCAAATGAAATTCTAGGTTTCCAATTTAATTCTTTTCTAGCTTTTGTAGAGTCTCCTAATAATATTTCAACCTCTGCTGGCCTATAAAATGCTGGATTGATTTGTATTAAAGTTTTTTTGTTTTTATCAATAAAAATCGTATGTTCTCCCTCTCCAATCCATTGGCCTTCGATACCCGCAAATTTAAAAGCTTTCTCTGCGAATTCTTTAATTGTATGAGTTTCATTAGAAGAAAATATGTACTCTTTTGGAATACCATTATAATTTGGATTATACTTATCTTGATTTAACATCATCCATACTCCTTCTACAAAATCCTCTGCATCACTCCAATCTCTTTTTGCTTCAATATTTCCAAGCTCTAGTGGTTTAAAATTTTCATTATTTTTTATAGCATTATAAATTCTTGTTACATTTTTTGTAATTTTTCTTGTCACAAACTGTTCGTTTCTTCTAATGCCTTCGTGATTGAACAGCCATCCTTGTATTGCGTAAATATTATAAGATTCCCTATATACTTTTACTAATTGTCTAGAAGCGGCTTTACTTGCGCCATATGGACTTCTTGGCCTTAGTGGATGATTTTCATCTTGAGGTATATATTGAACATTTCCAAATTCCTCACTTGAACCAGCTTGATAAAGCCTACAAGATGGTTTATAAAGTCTTATAGCTTCTAAGATATCAAGAACTGCTGTAGAATTAGTTTGCCAAGTTTGTCTTGCGAAATCCCAGCTACTTGCAACAAAGCTTTGAGCGGCAAAATTAATAAAATAATCAGGTTGTAATTTTTCTATTGTTCTTGCTATTGAATGAGAGTCTGTTAAATCGAAATTTATTAAATAAAATCGATCAGAATCAATATGTCTAATGTTTTCATGATTATAAACGCTTAATCTTCTGACTCCGCCAAATATTAAATAGTCTGTATTTTTAAGTAAAAAATCCACCATATGACTACCATCTTGACCAGTAACGCCAGTTATTACTACCGTTTTCCTTCCGTTAATTATCCTGCTGGCATCTTCAATATTAAGAATATTGCAAGTATCTATCTTTTTGCCATAATATGTTTCTTGAAAATTTGAGTTCATAATATGATATTATCCTTAATTTAAATAAAAATCAATATTATATTATAATATAATTTGGGTTATCTCTTACCACTAAATCTATATCATTATCTATTTTATCTTTCATATATATTTTTGAGGCATTACTTAAAAATCCCATCCACCAGCTATATGTCCCGAAACTTAATATTAATCTTTTAAAACATATAAACTTTTTTAAAGTATCTATTGTAGAGCCGCTGTAAATCTCGACATTTTTAAAGTTTCTTCGAATATTTTTGGCTTATTATTTCCTAGCCAAATTAAATGTATTAATTTTGGAATCATTTACCAATATAAAATTAAATTATCTTTATGAGTCAAAGGATATTCTGCTGCTCTTTTTGTATTAAATTCTAATAATTTTGATTCTAGTTGTTCGAGGCTATATGAATCTATATTACAAAAATGACTTATAAAATTACATGTTATATAACCATGCTTAGATTTTCTTAATATTTTTTCAATATATATGTCTTGTATATTTTTATCTATCTCTGTAAATGCATAGTTGCTAATTATCAAATCGAAATTAAGATTTATATTTGGTAGATCTTGAAAACGTATAACCTCTGCGCTGTTCACATTCAATCTATTGAGGTATTTATTTGCTAGACTAGAAGCTTCATCTAAATCAATTAAATAATATTTACTGATATTAAAGAAGTCATTTATAATTTTACATTGACCGCCATATCCAACGCCAATTTCTACAATATTAAAATTATCTAATGATCCATATAAATTTTTTAGATCTGATAATACCTTAATATATCTTAAAGTTGTTGGGGATATTAATCCTAAATCAGCATAGTTAAAAACTGCTGGACTACCATATATATCATTTTCTTTAAATTTATCAAGCTTTGTTTTATAATCAGAGAAATGTATGTCTAAATATTCTTTATACATTTGACCTTGTTCTTGATTTACGTGTTCTAATATCTCTGTATAGGCTTGATCTTTTTTAAAAAAATCAAAATGAAAATCACTTATCGTTGCCATTTTGCATGCGTTTTTATACTTTTGAGTATCACTAATGCTTGTTTGATTCATATTTCATTTCCTTTTGATATTATAGTTAAAAAGTTATGATAAATCCAATCTTCTGGACATACAAATTGATTTGCAATTTCAAAGTTATTTAGTATACTTTCTTTTTTAGATTGATAAAATATTGAATCACATTTCTTAAAAAGATCTTCTATTTGATCTAAATTATCTAAACGAATAATACCGTTCATATCAAAAAATGAATCAATTTTGCTACCCCAAAATATTGGTATTGTTCCTGTCGTTAGTGAATCAATAAGTTTTTCTGAAAAATATGTATCATTATCGTCATTTTCAATTATAAAAGAATAACGATAATCTTTTAATGCTTCTAATTTAGAATCAATTGGTTTATAACCTTCTCCACATATTAGATCTATTTTTTGATTAAATCTTTTTATAATTTCATGTCTTAATCTGTGGCCTACAGTCCAGTTTTTTGCAGAAGCAATAATAGAAAAATTTTTAGTTTTATCATATACTTTTCTATCTTCTGGTTTGATCCAACATCCTCCAAACGGATAATAAAAACATTTTTTACTATCAACATTTATTAAATTTAAATTATGAGTTAAAATATAATCATATTTATCTATATTTTGATATGCTTTTTCGTATGTTTCTAGATTAATGGATAACGGTTCGATTATCCAAGCTATATTAATCTTACTTTTGCTTTTTAAAATATCATTATTTTTTATATTTCCATCTGTAAAAAAACAAATATCTAACCATTCTTCTGAGTTTCTATTAAATTTTATTTGACTAATTTTTGTATTTCCTAATCCTATGCCATCTGGTACATGGGAAAAGGTTGTATCCCTTAGAGAAACTTCGATCATATGATAGTCCATTCTTTAGGTATAAGATCATCAAGTTTCCATTGACCATTATAAGCTGATCCAAACCAATTGGAGGATGCAACAACTTTATTATTATTTTTATTTATATATGCTGACCACCAAGAGAAACTACTATTAGCCAAAATATTGTTTTGACAACTAGACATAAGATACATATCTTCAAATGCATGATTATTCTCTATATATGTGAAGTTAATATCTTTGAATTCATTAAAAATTTGTTTTGCATAATCAATAGTGTCTGAAAAAACTAAATAATTAGAAACATTTACTAGTTCAAAAGCTTTTTGATAGTAATTTTTATTCATTATTGGATGATGATTATCTCTGCCAATATAGTCTCCACACCTTAAATGAACTGAAGAAAGGTTACTAAAATCAAAGTTATATTTTTTATAAACTGCGTCTATTATTGAATCTTTAAATTGAAATTGATCTAATAAGTCATTTTTACAATTTTCAAAAAATTTGTATGATTGAAAATAACCTTCTAAATCTGTATAATCTGGTATTTTTAATACTTCTGGATTAAAGAGCGCTGGATATCTCCAATTAGCTTTATGTTTTATTAATTTTAAATCTTGTTCATTTAGAATTTCTGCAGATATACTCTTGAAACAATTTAAAAAATAATGCTGAATTCTTTTTGCGCCTTCACAAAAATGTTCTTCTGTATTTGGAATTTTAATACTATATCCATTTAATTTACCAATAGAGTATAATGTGGAATATTGAAAAAGTTGATTTCCAATTGAGCCGAAATTACCAAGTTTAGAAAAAGTAATCATATTGGTCTATATTTATAAAAAGCTTCTACAAAATATTTATCTAATCTAGTCATTACAAGATTATTATCTGAAAAAGATTCTGCTTGAGTAGCTAATATTTCATTTGTAGAAAATGATTTTCCTCTTGGTAGGATATTTCTCATTAACCATCCATCTACGCTTTCATTTCTTTGAAGCCAAGGTATGATTTCTTGTCCTGCTGGAATATTTGAACTAATAATTTCGGCAGCTTCTTTACTATAAGCTTGAGCGTGAGCGCATAAAGCGACATTTACTTTTAATAAATTTTGATTAACTCTTTCTAGTGGAATTTGATTTGGCCTATTGTTGTCCATTTTTTCTCCAACATGCATCCCTAAATAAAATATATCCCATGAATTTTCTTTTTTTAATTCTTCTAATGATAGTGATAAATGTTTATTTACATCGTTTATAAATTCAACATCGTCCTCAAAAATTAAAGCATTATTTAAGTTGCGTTTTTTGATTAAATTAATGGCTGCTCTATGAGAAGCAAAACATCCAGCTGAACGAATATTTACATATGGATGTGATCCTTCAAATTTTATTGCTTCGAGCCTTTCTACTCTATTATGTATACCTATTTTTTCAAATTGCTCTAAGCACGTCTTCCACTTATCTGTGCGATAAGCTAAATTTATACAATAAATTTCTTGAAAAAAATCAAATGGATTACTCATATTTGAAATGTCCTCTTAATTTATTTATCCAATATTGTTCTTTTGTCGCTTCTAAAGATTTATTAAAGAATGCTTCTAAAATTTTATTTAAATAATCTAATGAAGCTTCTTCCCAGTTATCAACAATTAATATTGGTAAATTTAAACTATAAAAAAATTCTGCCATTTTACTTCTTTTGATTATTGGAATACATCCAGCTACTAAGGTTTCCCAAAGTCTATAAGTATCTCTATTTTGATTTTTATCCGTATCTGATGCTGGAGAAGAACAGATATTAAATTTATGTTCGTATAGATCTTTCCAATAAGATTGATCATCTGAATGATTAGTTTTTTTTATGGTTATATAATTATTTGATAATGATAAATTATACCAATAATTAAAATCATTTATTCTGTGATTAGAATAAGAATATATTGTAAAATTACAATATATAATTTTTGATCTATTAAAATTTTCAATATTTTGTGTTCCTCTTAAATAATTATTTTTTAAAATTCCTCTTGGAAATGGACTATACTTGTTGTTATAAAATGGTAGGTTTGGACAATATACGTGCAAAATATTATCTGATACTTTTAAATTTTCAACATTTCCATCTCCTCCATCTGCAAGTAATACATACTTTTTATTTAAATTTTTCCCTAAAATATTTAATAAATTTTCAAATTCATTCATGCAGAAATATATTATAGAATTATCATTTATATCTTCATTTACTGCATTTAATTTATTTTTCGCTAAGTCTATTTCTGGAAAATGATATTGTCTTTTATTTGTATTATTTTTATAAAAAATTCCATTTTGATAAATATAATCATATATTTGTGGATTTTGTTCGTAGGCTAATATAAAATCCGTATCTTTCATTTTTTATACCTCAAATTTTCAAAATCTCCATTAAAATCTAATTCTAATACTTTAGGATGTATTTGACATCTAGCGGATACTTTTTGCCAGCCGCCTTGCTTTGCTGTTATAAAGTTTAAATCAGCAAATGTTGCATATTTAAAATCTAATATAGCAATTGGTTCTTGAGAAAATGGACTTTGCCTATTTTTAATGCTTTCATCAATTAATTGTTGAGCTGCTTCTTCTGTTTTCCATTGAGAATCTGGATTACCGTCGTAAATAGAAACAACTTTTTCGCTCATCGTTTTAGGTCCTCCCATATAAGAGTAATGCCATCCACCGTTTTCTATTCTTGGCATAAAATCTTTATCTCTTCTTAGTAGTTGAAGTCCCATGCCAAAACATAAAGTATTTAAATATTTTAATCCTTCATATTTACAAGCTACAGTTCCTGTAACATTCTTATTTGTATAAACATCAATATAATGAACAAAAAACATTTGATTTAATGCAACAATTGGATATTTTATCATTTCTTGAAAAATATTTTTATTGGGAATTTCATCACAATCTGAAATCATTACTGTATCTAAATTATCTAAATTTAGAGGTTCAATTTGTTCTAAAAGTCTTATTCTTTGTTCGTGCTCTTTTGCACCAATTTTTGCATCTGGAAAAAATTTTGGCATTAAAGCGTCAAATCTTCCATCTAGTTCTATTGGAGAATAAATTATTTTATTTTTAAATTCTTTAAGTCTTTCGTCTTTCCAAAAAAATAATTCTTTATTCTGTCCTTGGTGAGTCTTTGTTGCTTCATTAATTATAAAGTAATCTACAGCATCATATAATTCTTTAATTCTAAGATATGCGATATCTTTTTCATTGAAATACATAAAGCAATCTGCTATTTTCATTTATTTTTTAATATGAAACCAGCATCCAGAAAAATTTGTAAAATCTCGATTTAGAAATTCATAAACTGCCCTTTGAACAGATTCTGTCCATAGATCATGTCCAGCAAAAATTCCATTCTTCTTTAATTTAGGATACCATAATTTCATATCTGTCAAACATTCTTCGTATCCATGATGTCCATCTATGAATATTAAATCAAAAAATTATTTTCAAAATCTTTATGTGCTTCTCTTGAATCTTTGTTTATCGGTACAATAACATCTTTTACTGGTTCTATATTTTTTAAAAAAAGATTACATAATGTACCATCAATTGCTTCTGGAGTATAGTTAGGATTGCCTTCTTCTCTATGTTCATTATTACCATAAAAATGATCTAGGGCATAATGAGTTAATTTTTTATTACTATTAATAATTTCTACACCCATAAAGGCTGTACTTCTGCCTTTATAAACTCCAATTTCTATTGATTTAAAATTATCTTTGGCGTTATTAATATAATATTTATATAAATCTGGATAATCAAACCATCCTTGTATATTTTCGTAAAAATGCTGCATTTTTATATTCTCCATTCTTCATTTTTATCTATAGATTCTACGCTTTCGTTAAGTATATTTAATCTATAAAATCTTCTTATTAATCTTTCGTTATTAATAAATTCTTTCATAATTTGATTGATTGAGTTATTTTTCCAGTAATTAATCAATGATTCTAATTTGAATTCTATCCGAAGACCTTCACAATATGCTCTAAATTGCTGTCTTATACTTTCTTGTTGTTGATATCTTTCTGAAGTTCTACCATTATCATAATAATGAAGAACGCAATGATTAGATCTTCCATAAACAAAGTAATACTTCATATCACTATCAATATAATGCTTTCTTTGAGATGGTCTCTCCTCCCAAGCAAATAGTTGTTGATTTTTTCCATAGTATTCGTAGAGATCAATGTATCCTGGCCTCATACCTTGTAATCCCCAATGCGGGCTACCTTGAAATATCATATCATCAAAATATTTAACAAGAAAAGCTTTTTGTCTATCAACGCAACTATTTATTTTATTTTTGTCTAAGAAATTCTCTATAAAATTACGCAAATTCTTAACCCAGTCTATATTTAATCTTTCGCAACTATCTCTTATTATAAACCAATCTCCATTTTGTATAATATTAGACCTTAAAAAACCATTCATTTGGAGATCATGGTCATTTGACCATTCTCTGTTTATGATCTTTCCTTGGCCTTTTCTTGCGTTTAATATGTCTAGTGTACCATCTGTTGATCCACCGTCTACAAAGATTAAGCCATCAAAATATTGATATATATCTTTTGTCATATCATCAATATTCTGCTTTTCGTTTTGAGTAATTCCGCAGAGCCAAATTTTCACTATAAAAATTATACTAGATTATTAAGAAAATGTCCAAGTTTTTCTGTTTCTCTTTGATTGTCAATTATTTGTCTTATAATATTTGCGGTGGTATTTTGAAGAAAATATCTATAATCTTTGCTTTCGTATAATGCTTTTAGTTTGGCTATATATTCATATTCGCTTTCAAAGAATAACGCAGTAACATTTTCTATGCTCCACTGCATAAGACTTTTATTTTGAGCCATTCTACGATGCATAAATACTGGCTTGCCACAAGCCATACTTTCAATTACTGCTATACCGTAACCTTCAAGGTGTTTAATGTGCTGAGTAGCTATGCTTGATTTTAATGTTTTGGTTAATTCTTCTTGGGAACTATTAGTATGATAATGATAATCTATATATGGGGTCAATTTTTGAAGCTCGCGACTCATATTGTATTCTTGATTAAAATTCTTTTCATATTCTGAAATATAAATACCTACTATATTACCATCAGTTGGCCCATTAAAAGTGCATCTATCGTAGTCCACCCAAGGTTTATAGCAGAGGTGATTTATTTTATATTTATTTGCTAAAAGAAAACCTGTATAATCTGCGCAAAGATAATTTTTAATAATATAAAAAGGATAGGCTCCGTCCCAATAATCATTACCGCTATAGCAAGCTAGTTTGCTGCTATCTTTAACATATGGCCATATTCCATTAAGTATTTCAAATTGAGTTTCAAAGCTGGTAATAAATATTATATCTGGTTTAAGATCAATAATTTCTTCTTTACTTAAAACTTTAATATTATTTGTCTGAAATTCTAAATTTGCTTTTTCTTGGGTCCACGAAGTATTCCAAATCCATTGATTGAATTGCTTTGGTGGAAAATTTGATGGTAAATACTGGGCGCTAGGTAAAATAAGATTATGCCCAAGTAAAGAGAGGGCTTTGGCTATATTTCTAGTAAGATTTTTATGTATATCTGGCCAAAAAATATTCATCTATATAAATATATTATATGAAAACTTACTCTTCTTCAAAAATTAGTATTAAAACGCCGTCTGATATATCAGTTTCACCCGCCCTCTTCTGAGAAAATTAGTATTAAAGTGCCCTCTGGTATATGAGTTTGCTGACCTGGTACAACAATGGTCCCTAAATTATTTGGATCAATTTGTGGAGAAAAAATAAATTCTATTTTTCCGCTGCTGCCCCCAGTAATACTTTCATTTGCTGGTGGGTCTCCTCCTCCAAGACCAGCAAGTCCGAACGCAGGGTTAAAGTTTTGATTTATTTCTCTTCCTTCGCCAAGCTCTGATTTAGTTGGCATAGGGGCTCTGTCTGCTATTATGTTGCCACCTGTTGTAGTAACACCGGCGGCTGGAGGAGTAACAACATTAGTTTGAAAAACATATCCTACGTTCGCGTTAGGAGTAAGCTGACCAAGCATATTGTTAGTTGCCGGATTATCTAAAGCTTTCTCCCCAGTATCAGCCTTAGGTAGACCACTGATTACTGCGCTCGCGTTTGTTCCCTCTGATACATTTTTTAAAGTCTGAGCTTCTGGCTTTGCTCCCTCAGGAACAGTGCCCAAAATTACAGGAGGTACTCCATTTGTTCCATTA